TAAGATAAACCCCGCAGACAAATGGTTCTCCAAGTGCATACGAGAAGCAGCCGAATGGAAGTGTGAGTGTTGTGGCAAGCAATACGAGGAAGGTACTTCAGGACTCCACTGTTCACATTATTTTGGTAGACGGGCCAATGCTGTTAGATACTGCCCTGACAATGCCTCAAGCCATTGTTGGGGCTGTCATATGAAGCTAGGTAGTAACCCTGATGATCATAGGGAATGGATGGTAAACAAGGTAGGGGAAGGCATGATAGATATATTACGCCAGAAGCGTGAGGATATTGGGTTAGCCAAGTCTATTAAGAAGAACCTGAAAGATGTAGCCAAGCATTACAAGGCCGAATATGAACGCCTGAAAAGCCTTAGAATGGCAGGGGAGAAAGGGCCGTTAGATATTATTGAGTATTAATCGCCTCTTCTAAATCTTTCTCTTCTTTCTTTTTGTAAAAATTCTTCAGCCCCACCGCCAAACAGGTTGTAGTACAAATCCCCTAGAAGTGGTGCTCTTCTAAACTCTTTTGGGTCTATTTGCTCTCCTTTCAAGACAGCTCCGCTAATATCTACCACATCATTTAAAGCATCAAATAAAGCCTTCCCAGCGGGAGTAATAGTGCTTGCGATAGCACCTCCAACATCTCCTTCAGCAACTTGATCTGTAGCATACTTTGAGGTTAAAGCAGTTGATAACATATAATTTTGCCAATGTTCTGGCAGTCTTTCTATGTCAAAGTCTCTGCCTCTTGCTGCATTTCTAAGCTCTTGCACCGCAGCATTTCCACCGCCAACAACAGCCGTATAGGCTGCCAGATTCTTTCCTGCTTTAGCAAAGTTACCTTTATTAGCTTCATCCCAAACATCATCTGTTAGTAGTTGTATTTGCTTTAAAGTAAAACTTCTTAACTGGTACAAAAGTCTGCCGCCAGAAGCGGCTAAATATCCTTGAGGCATATCACTTAATGATATGGGTTGAGAGCCAGACAGTTCATTCCACAGAAGAAGTTTTGCATTTTCGCTAACTTTCCCCTCCTGCAAATCACGAACTAAACTGTCAAATTCATCACCAAATGTTTCGCCCCACTCTTCTTTAAATTTCTTTATACCTTTGTCAGACTTCACTAATCTTGTTGCTTTGTTCCAAGCCCCTTGAAGCAAAGAATTTTTACCAAACCTATCCATAGCTCTAAATCCGCTATACTTCATAAAAGTATCTTGAATATTTTGCAATAATCCTGCCCCGTCAGCTACATCCGTAGCTATATAATTTCTAAGGCCAAAATCATCTACGTTAGTCACTGTTCTTCCTAAAGCAGATTCAATTATTGCTTTTCCTCCATCTTTTAGACCATAGCGATATAGATTAACAAACTGATCTCCAGCTTGAATTAAGGCTGACATAGGGTTTCCCAACAACAATGTGTTAGTCGCAGACCTTAGTGCTTGAAAAAATTTGTTTGGTGATTTTTCTCCAGCCCCAAATCTTGTAGTTAAGATATTTCTTAAATCCTGTATATCGCCATTGAATTTATTGTTATCTGTTAAGTTTTGAATTAAAGCACCAACACTTTTGTCAGTATTAAAATCTCCTTTAACTCCCGATAAAGCATTGTTGTCTTTGAAAAATTTGTACTTTTCAACATGGTTAACAGTTTTATTAATGTAATTAGAAAATGCTGTCCTAACATCAGTTTCGTAATACTTCATCAAGTCATCACTAACAACATCTATCTTTCTATTTTTTGTATAGGATACTCCTTGCGCACCATATCTTGGATTGCCAGACATTATGCTATTTAAAACTTCAATTCTTTGTTGCTCTGTTAATTCTTCAACCTCTAATCCTAACCCTTTTGCTTTATTAACTAACTGCCGCCTTAAAAATTCATCTTCTTTAATACCTAAAGCGTTTAACAAACCTTGATAATTTGTAACTTTTCTTGGAAAGTAATTCTCAAGAAATGGTAATCCGTCTAAACCCTTATCAGCATAATTATGAATTTTATTTAAAAGGTCTTTGCCTGACTTCATGGCTTTATCTACATCAGTATCTATCCTTCTGCCAAACTCTCCAGCTTTAAAAGTTGTAATTCCCGCATCTTTAGCAAGTTGTGTAGCTCCATCCCAGTCTCTATTAAACAATCGTTTAGAAAACTCAGTTTGCAGTCTTGCGGGTATTTTTGCCGCCAAAGCCATAAATTGCTCTGATTCTTTTTGAAAATTAGCAGCTATAACTGATTGGTTTAACTCAAATTTTTGTAGCCTGTTAGCTATAATAGGACTAAATTTTTTGACTTGCCGCATAGTGGTATTAATTACCCGGTCATACATATCGTTTGTAACATTACTAGTAGACAACGCCTCCATAGTTTCCAGAACAGCTTTATCTACTTCTATGTCCCAGGGCATATCTAATTTAGTTACTGACTTGCTTATAGCATCTCCCATTTTGTCGGGATTTAAATCTAATCTTTCTGCTGCTGCTAATAGTAAACCGCTATCTTCTATTCCTTCCGCTTTAAGCTCCATCATTTTACTGTTGATTTGGTCAACCATCATTTCAGCTTCTTCTACATCTTTAACTGTTCTTTTAGAATTAACTGAGGTTTTTAACTTATTGTAAGCAGGAGCTATTGAGCTAATTGTTTTAGCTAAAACTGGAGCAAGCACAGCCCCTCCAACGGTATAAGCTCCTGTCATCAAGGGGTCTATCTCTCCTTCTTCTGCAAGACCTCTTGCCGCCTCATATCCGCCAGAAACCAAACCGCCCATAGCAGCCATAGCGGGTAATGTTTTTCCTACAGGAAGAAATGTTGATGGGTCGGCAATAGCCCCTAATACTGTTCCAGCAAATCCAGCAGCACCAGTTCCTTCTCCTTGCTCTGTAAGTCTAGTTAGCTCTGGGAATTTTTCTTTTTGTTTTTCATACCTGACCTGCTGTATTCTTTCTCTTCTTTGATCTACAGACAAATCCATAAAATCATCACCATATAACTCTTTTGGTGATAGATATTGATTGCCAGCCGTACCAAAAAAATCAAAATTTCCAACAGGAAAATGAGACTCCATCCAAATTCCTAGATTTTCAGGGAGGGTTTCTTCTGTTTTAAATTCAAACCAGCCTCTCTGAAATGCACTAAAGTCTTCCATAACCGCAGCATTTTTTTCATCATCTAATTTTTTTCTAACATCATTAAGAATATTTTTTTGATTATCTGTAAAATTTAGATTGCCCTTAACTTCCGCTAATATTTCTTGTTGTCTTTTTGTAAAACTAGGAACACCCATTATTGATCTTCCATAAATTCTTGTTTTTGCTCATCTGAAAAAGCATCCCAATCTTCTTGCGTCACACCCTCTGGGGCAACGAGCAAAGACATAGAACTGCTTGGAAGAAGAACGCCTGTCTTCAATGCTTCTAAGCCTAAATCTGATTGAATTTGATTATCAATCATAGCCAAAACTTGTGCTTGTGGAACATTTTGACTTTGACTATACGAGTGGACTATACCAATTAACAGATTTTGTCCTGCTGTTACTTTCCCACCACCTAATTCCGAAAATAAATTACGCTTTTTCCATGCAGGATAAGAATCAATTTGGCTTTTAATTTGACCAGAAGTGTCTGCATTTAAAAGAGGTATATCGCGTGGAGAAACAGGAGTTGCGCGACTATCTGCTATTGGCGTTATTTCAAAAGTATCTCTATCAATAGCCGCAATAACATTTTTGCCATTATAAAAAATTGATTGAAAGGTTACATTTGGTTCAGCATCATTTTCTATATTAGTTTTTATTTGGTTCAAAACATTTACTGGAATATTAGCGTCTGATTCTAATAACGATGTATAAACACTATCCTCATCGCTAGTTTCGTTAGATTGTTTGACTTGTGCAAGAAGAGTTGATTTAAAAGCATTTGCGCCTATTTCTTGGGATTCTCTATCTTCCTGTGATTGAGTCCATTCTGTCATGCGATTTTCAAAAAGTTCTTTAGCCCTACCTTCTTGAGCATCACGAATATCATCAGCTTTTCCAGCCCTAATGGCATTTTCTATTTGAGCTATTGTTGTTACACCCCTCTCATAAGAGTCAATTAAATTTTCTGAAACCTCTCCTTCTTCCCTTAAATTTTCAGCAATTCGTTTTCTGGCAGCTTTATTTTGTGTTTCTAACTCTACGTTTTGTGTATTAGCTGCAATATTTTGTTCTCTTAATGTTCGTAATTGTGTTCTATCATCTAAATCTCTTTGCAGTTGCGCTTCTTGTAAATCTTTTTCATCTGCCGCTTGTAGCAACCCCATAGCTTGAACGGGGGCATACGGACTAATAGCTTTTGATAAGTCACGCATACCTGTAGCGTCACTTAAATCAGCCCCTAATAACTCATCAGATACCTTCTCGCCTGTATCACGCATATCAAGACCTAACATACCGCCTACGCTTCTTCCTAGACCTTCTGAGCCTTGCTGTAGGTTAATAGATGCAGCTTGGGCCAAAGGGTTAAGCAAAGAAGCTATACCGCCTCTGGCTTGAGGAGCAAGGGCTACTGCTTCTGATAGCTTTCGTCTTTGTCTTTGCTCAGGAGTTTCAATAACATCTCTAAACAATGAAGGTATATCTATAGCCATTATTGTCTCCTATGGATATGTAGCACCAGGGTAAGCCCCAAAGTCACGAATTTGACCAATTAAATTAGAAAATAAATTACCTCCATCAGAAGTTGTAGTAGTAGTTGTACCACCACCCTGACCTGACCTTTCAGCAGCCAACAAATCAAACAAGCCTTTGTACTGTTGCTGTCTTAACGCATTTTCCAATGCCCTAATGCCTAAATCAGCTTCTAAGCCTGATTCTGCTAGACCGCCAAATAGTTCACCCCTACCTAAGTCAAGAGCTACCTGATTTCTATTGAGTTGCAGCATAGGATTCAAGGCCGATAACAGTCCTGCTTGTGGTGTATAAGCCGCAGGGATAGCTCGTAGTCCTAATTCCCCTGCTAGTCCTAACCTACCCCTTAGTTCCTGTAAGCCTTGTAGGGTTTGTTGAGAACCTAATGCCTGTTCTGCCCTAGCCTGATCCATAGCACCCAAGACGTTTCGGCTTCTTTGTTCTTCAATGGCTTTAGCTTGTGCTAGTTCTTCAGGTGTACCGCCAAACATAGCTGATCTAACACCGCTACGGCCCTGATTAACTAACCTTTCTTCCAAGCCTAACCTAGCCCTTTCACGCCCTGGTTCTTGCATAGCTTCTAATCTGTCAAATAGCTGCTGTTCCCTAGTAGCCCTAGCTTCAGGGGTTTGAGTTAGCATATTAATTAGATTGGTTTGTTCTTGTTCACGCTGTTCAGGGCTGCCAAGAATATCAAATGCTTGTTGACCAAAGCCTAGTAGCGAGTTTTGAAGGTTTTGTTCAGGTTGAGTAAGTTGTAAGTCAAGACCTGTAGGCTGACCAAATTCATTTACAGTTGTTGCTGCTTTTTGACCTGTACCTGTAGTAACAGTGAAAGGTTTGAATTGTGTTTGCCTTCCAAGCTCACCAAGAATCCCGCCTCCCATTTCGTCAAAAGGTTGATCCCCTCTAAGTTGTTCTTGATAGCCTCTTCTAGCATCAACTAAATCGCTTATACCTTTTGCACCTAGACCTGCCTGACCTAAAGCCCCTAAAAGACCTGATGCAGGAGTGCCTAAAAAATTGCCTAAAGCATCTGATATACCGTCATGAAATGCCATTAGTAAGTCCCTCCATCTAGTGTCCCAGTGAACGTACCTGACACCGTGAGGGCCGCAGCCGTTGTAGTCCCAGTGAGCGTTGCTCCAGCCGTATTAGCTTTCGTTGCTACTGCTGTGGCGATATTGTCAAATTCTGCATTGACTTCTGTGCCTTTGACCAGCTTGGCAGCATTACCTGATACCAAAGAATCTTTAACGGCAAAGTTTGTGGTTTTTGTATAGTTGGACATTAGACTACCCTTCCTAACAAAGCGTGTACGTTGAGTTGTTGTATCGCTATTGACTTACCATTAACTGTAGACTCTACACCGATAGATACTACAGAACCAGAACCAGAAGCATTGACCTTCTGTCGATTAACCAGATTTAATGAAGACGCATATTCAGCAGTCGTATTATATTCACTGATATTATACTGCCCTGCATTGTTAGCAGGTAGTGTATATGCCTGTTTTTTATAGGCATTTGTATAATCATACGCCCAGTTTAATACAACAGTAGATTCTGCCCCATCAAATGTAGTCAGATTAACCTTCTTTAAAAACTTTAAAACACTACTGTCACCAAAGGCTAACGGGTGACTAAAGTAACTTATCTGATACGCCCCATCATTATCATCATACCCTGCATATTGGGCAATTCCTGTTGCAACACCGATATATAAGGTTTCGTCAGCTAGATTTGTAAAACATAACGGAGCCAAGCTAGTCCATGTAGTTGCCCGATACGACCCATCCTGAAGAGGAAAACGGGTATCAAACACATATACCTGCTGTAATGTAGGAAAGTTCACCAAAACAAATGATTCATTTGGCGAATAGTGCATTTTAATATTGCCAGTTTCACTAGGGATTAGATTTTTTAGATCATTATTGACGTTCTTAGATATATCCCCAATAGGTGAGGACTTCTCCTGTATTGTCCTAGCCAGACTTCTAACACCAGATCGGTCTAGGAATATTAAATCCTTACCTGTAGACACTACGCAATCCCTAGAGACACAGCCGATATTTGAGATTGTATCTTCTAAAGTCATAGAAGCAGGTGCGCCAGCCCCTGAGTAAATAACGATTGAGTCTTTACCGAATATGATTAGGAAGCCGTTATGAGCCGCCAGAGCAACGATTTCGTCATAGCCTGTAGGCCATACGTTCGTAATGTCTATTGAGCCTGTGGCTCCTCCTGTCCATGTAGTGCCATCTAAAGTATCAGACCAGTAAATAGTAGACTTATCAGCCGCAAAGTCAGCAACAAACAACTTACCAAACGCTGCTAAAACCTCATTTCCTTGTGGTGGTGTACCTGCTGCACCCGCATGGGCTGACATCTTTTCTAAACTAGCAACACTGTGAGTATAGACTAACGGCTCATGCGCCCGTTGAAAAAAGAAAGCATGGTCATTAAAGTTCACAGCCTTCCAGTTGTTAGCACTTACTGTGTAAGAACCTGGAGTATCATCAGCTAGTGTAGAAGTTCCTTTAAATAACTTGTTATTACCTGCTGATATTATGGCTGTATTCCCACCACTATCCCTGTACTGGTGTACCATTTCGATACCCGCAGAAGAACCAAGAACGGACGAACCATTACTGCTAA